TGTCAAACTGAAATACTAATGGAACACCTACATAAGACATTCTGTAGATAGCTTTTTCCATAAAAATAACACCAGCAGACTCACCACCTACAATGGCTTGTATATTACCATGACTACCTACAATGTCTTGGAAACCAGACTGTGTAGCCTGACTAGGTGTCCATGTAGAACTATCGTTTAGTCCTGACCATTTAACTCTTTGGTTGTAAACTGTGCCTGACTCGTTAGTGTAACCAGCCACTACAAAGTCTCTGATTACTGCTATGTATTTTGCTTTGAGAGCTACAAGATCACTAAAAGCACTACTTGTGCCTTCTGTAAATTTTTGAATATTGTCTGCAAAGTTGGTTGCAATTATGTTTGATCCAAATTGTGTAAATGCCCAAAAGTCTCTAGCGTTTTCTGTTGTAGAATTGTTATACCCACCAGCTTTACTTTTATCTTGAAAGACAAGAGAGGAGTCCATCTGATAAAGTTTTGATCTATCACCAGCGTAGTTTGTAGAACCACTAGCACTAAAACTTGTAAATAAACCTACTGCTGCATTGTTCAAACCTGTTCCAGATAATGCCTGAAATCCAGCAAGGCTTTTATAACCTTTAGCCAAAGGTAAAACATTATCTACAACTAATGCACCTGAGTTTTGATAACTAGGTAAATCTGCTTGTAAGTCACCAAACTCTATCATCTATGCCACCTGTGGTGTTGACATTTGTAATGGCGATGTTGTTGTAGATCCTCTTGATGATGTATCATTTGCATTTTTTAATGCCTCTTTGTACAGCGTACCCCATACATTTATTCTTTCATCTTGCATAATAAATGGTGCTGACTCTGCTAATGCACCATAGAGATACAACTCTGGATAATTTGTAAGTATTGTATTAGTTGCGTTACTGTCTGATAGTGTTGTTAATTTTTTGTAATAATTTACTTGAAGTGTAGTTGCACTATTAGGTGAAACACCAAGTAATATTTTATCACCAACAATGGTAAAATATGTTGGTTTACCTCTTGCTTGACTAGCGTTGTATTTGTTGTAAAAATCAGAATTACTTATAAATCTTAATGTGCAATAAGGATCACTTTGAAAAATAATTGTAGTAGCTTCCAAATATCCTGTAGGCAAAGTATATTCTTGTGTACCAGCAACAGTCGTTATTGATGTATCGGTATTTACCATTTCTCGTACTCTTAACTCTCTATTTAATCTTGCTTCAGTCAATGTAATGAAGTCTCCAAGAAAAGCTGTGAGATCACTTCTGTTTAAATAATTTGCTACAGAATTTTTGAGATTGGAGTATGTGTCTAATGCCATTATAAGTTACCTGTGTAAATTCTAAAATGTCTATTATCAGAGTCATTAAGCCATCTAAAAAATCTAGCCTTATCTAAAACTTTACCATTGTAATTAACAATACCTTTTTTTGCTAATTGATGTACTACAATGTTTGGTAGTCTTGCAACACGATAACCCTTTTCATGGGTAAAGGCTTTAGCTTTATAAGCACCCTCATTTTGTGCTACCTTATTTGAATCTATGATTTCTTTTATAGACGCTTGATCTTGATAGTTTTCTATGTGTATTTTATTCTCAGCTTCATCAACAATAAGATTTGTCTTTACTGATGATTGATCGTCTGGATCGTTAAGTGAGAATTTTTTAGCCATTACTTTATTGCTTTTGCAATCATCATATCAATAGTATCTTGTACTTCCAAACCCTGATTACTTCTCATGCTTAACATAGGATCGTATTTTCTATCTCCACCAGAAGTCTGTTTTGATTGTTTTTTGCCTGTACCTCTTGATACAGTTTGTTCAATCTTTTTTGAGTTTTGCACAATTTTGTAAAGTCTTGATGAATGTTTTTTATTACTAAATATTGTCATTTTTTCCTCTCTGTATGATAAAGGGGGTGCAATATACACCCCCAGTCCTTTGACTACAAATAATTATGCAGTTAAGTTAAATATTCCATAGTTTGCATTAGGTGCTTTTGCACATAAAGCGTACTCAGCTAAGAGTAGCTTCTTGTCAGAGTCACCAGTTTTTGCAAGATCAGTTGTTTGGAATGGTCTTAAGAAATCCACACTCCACATATCCATTTGTAGGATATCAACTCTGTTTGCTTGTTGATGTCTGTTTGGTACGAAAGCTACCTCACCAAAGTCAGATACATAAATGTCAGTTGTACCGATAGATACTCTATCACTCGCATCTTTATACTTTGTAGCGACACCATTAAATGCAGAAGCTAACTGTTTGTGTGATGGTGACATCATTACTGTCTCAGGCTCTCCACCTAATTCAAAGGCTTTTAAAAGACCAGCTTTTAATAATGCCTCTGTAAAAGTTCTGTTAGAACCACCAGCGATTGCTGTTGCTCCTGTACCAGCCGGAGTTGCTGAAGGCGAACCATTGGTTGAGAAGTTACCAGCAGCAGAAGATGTGCCGGGTTTGTTTCCACCATACCATGTTCCGACAGAAGCTGTCTCTCTTGCAGTTGATGAGTTACCAGCAACTTTTGCATTTTCTATTCCTACAAAAGCTCTTTCCATGTCTCGCTTAAGTTCTTTACCCATCTTTGCTAATTGATAAGCCATCTGTGTTGACATACCAGCATTATCTACTGCATCGTCAGTTCCAGAAATAGTTACTGATTTTGCAGAGATTTGTGTTTGGTTGTTTAGTCTTACAGTTGCAGTTCTTGCATCGCCTGTATAGTCGTCACCTTCGATTTGTGCGTTAGCAGCAGCATCAGCTAGTGAGTCTGTCTGCCATTCGTAAAGTGTGTTTGTCGCTGTACCTTTTGCTGCGTTGCTCATAAAAGGAGTTTCAGTCGGTGAAATATTGTAAATTACATCAGCTAAATCTTCTCTTATAGAATTCGCACCATCATAGGTATCAAAAGTATTGGTTGGTTGTGCCATTACTTATTCCTTTCTATATGTTGTTATTTAGAGAACATCTCTTGCAAAACATGAACAGCATCATTTACTTTTCCTGTTTTCCTAAGAGTTGCTTTTTTAGATTTCATACGCTGTAAAGATTCATCATCGTCTTGAACTTTTTGTGTTGATGAACTGACGACCTTAGATACTTTTGTTATTTTTTTATTTTTTAGATTAGCTTTTCTTAACTTATCATAGCGATAAGCATTTGCTAACATAACAACTGCTCTATGGTCTATTAGTTGATCGAGGTCTTGATCCGAATAGCCTACTTCTTTTGCGTATTCTTGTAGGTTTTTTCGAAATTGTGGGCCTTTCTTTGGATCTGCATATATTGGCAGTTTCTCAGCAAGTAATTTACTTTGTTGTGCAAGATAAATCTGACGATTTTTCATATTTTCCATCATCTGTTCTTCTTGAAGTTTTTTCTTCTCATCTCTGGTTTGTTGTAACATTTCTTTTCTTTTCCTTTGACGAGCTTCTTCACGCACATATTCTGCTGGATCTTCTGCATACAGCTTGTCCATATCAACTTTTGATTCATTTGCCAAAAACTGTTCTTCTAACAATTTTATATTTGCAGCATATTCATCTCGTTTGATTTTAGCCTCCTCGTTTAACCTTTGTGCTTGTGCATTTCTATCTTCTAAAATTTTTCTTTCTTGAGATAGTTTCTCGGTCTTACGAGTATAATCGCTTTGTCGTGAATAACCTTTCGTGAGTTCATCAAGGGTGACTTCAAGCTCTTGTCCATCAACAACAACTTTATAAAGTTCCTGATTACTATCAGATGTTTGTTCATCTTCAATTTGATCTAGTAGTTCTGGATCGTCAAAAGTATCTTCGATATTCGTTTCCGAGTCGCTTACCTCTTTTGTTGATTCATCACTTGCAGATTCTTGAGTCTTAGAGGCTTCTGGATTTAGTAAGTTCTTCAAGACATCTGCTGCCTCTCCTGTGTTTAGAGGCTTGGGCGTTGGTGCAACAGATTCACTTGGATTTTCTGTTGCAGAATCCATTACTGGTTGTTCTGCCATTTATTTCTCCTATTTTTTTATGATTTTGCCAGTCTCCATGACTGATTTTATTTGCATCACAACAAGTTCTAACATTCTTCTCATAATAAAGATGTTTTCCCTTTGTTCTGA